GAAATCTGTAAGTTTAGGTTTTATCAATTGTACCATCGTTATCCTCCTTTTGCAGGTTTTTAATATCCTGAAGCAGCGTTTCTAAGGCGCTGAGTCTGCCCCTACCATACATCAGTTGATCTACTGTTTCAACCCCATAGCAGAGGTGATCTTTAATATCTTTAATTGATCTATTAATTACATTTACTATTTGTTCTTTTGTATGATAATCAAGCATTAATTTCTTTTAAGTGCTATTTTGTTTTTACCTTTTTTAAGTAGCATAAAACCAAAATTATTAACTGCAATTTCTAAAATAATATTCATATTATACTTAGGGTAGTCATCAAAAACAAAAACAGTTCCAGGTTTGGATCTTTCCCCAAAAAAAATAGTTTCTTTGGTTGCTGCTAAAGTTGTATGAGGTCCATCAAAAAATACTAAATCATATGTAGTTTTTATTTCTTTTTTATTTTTATAAATAGGTACACCATCATTAAATCTATTCATAAATTCATCATCTTCCATTTGAAATAAACTAAAATTATCATAGCCAGATAAATCTTTTATAAGTTCTGATTTCATTGAGTTAGAGTATGTTGGTGGTGTTGGTTTATTATTCCAAACTGTATTTTCTTGATTATCAAAATGTAAATAATCAATATCTCCGTATGGATCTATTCCTATATGCCAATGATTTTTATTTTTTAAGGTATCTAAAATAATTTTAGAACCTTGTCCTTGTCTCACACCAATCTCTGCAGTAAACAGATTATCACCATCAAGTGTCTTACAAGCTTCTTCTAAAATTTCGTATTCTGTACTGTCCCCTTGGATCATAATTTAAATTGATTAAGTATTATTAATTTCTCTTCTGCAGCTGCAATTTTTTCTATTAGTTTATCTATTTCATCTAGGTGTTGAGGATGTTCTCCAATCGCTACAGGTTTTTCTAAATATATTTGAATAGTTACATCTGCTTCAGATATCTGAGCGTTATATCTATCTTCCAACGCTTGTAGTAAAGTTGATCTTAGACTCATAATGAATCTATATTATTAATTATAAGGTTTGTAAATAGATTTAATTTTACCTTGTGCTTGTAATTTTTTTAAATCACCTTTAGAATATTTTGAATAATCTTCTTCATTTTCTTTACGTTTACCATAAAGCCAAGTCCATGACCATGAAGTTAAAGCAGTGGAATAATGATATATTTTTTTTACAACCCAAGTTATCATTATATTTTTTGCATCTCTGGATTAGTTGATAAAATATTTTTTTCTGCTCTAGGTCTAGCTATAGAATCTTTACTTCTTTTTCTAAGTTGAGCAATAGCAGATTCTTTCATCTGTTTTTCTTTTTTAAGTTTTTGTAAATCTCTTTCTAGATTCATTTTTTATCCTTATTCATTCCGCCCCTGAAGATCTGAGTTCCCTTAATGCCATAGATGCTCGCCACGACAAGGATCCACAAATTTGTGAACCAGCTAGGGAGCTGCGAGAACATGTCGAAAAACAATTTTACTTTGTCCATCGCTGTTGGATCGTCTGATACGACTGCCCAGGCCAGAATTGCTATGGGCAAACTTAAAATTATCAAAACTGCCTCGTCCTTCCAATCTGACTGACGGGCTTCTAATAATTTTCCTTGGTAAGCTTCTTTTCCTTCAGCCATACGAGACGCATGCATTAATTGTGCATCTGACATTGCTATCTTAGTTCTTTGTTTGTTAGCGTAAATTTTTGATCCTGCAGAGACTGCAAGTTTAATAGCTGATAACCACATTAAAATACTCCTTTAAATTTTGTACCTCTTATAGCTGCTCCACCACCCCTTGATAATTTTACAGGAGGGACTTCAGAGTTAGGTCCTTTTTTAGGAGGTGGTCCATAAGGTACTCCACCACCTTTATTCATTTCTAATTTAAAAAATTCATCTGGTTTAAAAGTTTTATCATTTGTTTTTGTCTTAACTTCACAAGGAGGAAGAGTCCCATCAATACATCGTACAAGATCATCTTTAGGTCTAGGAGGTGCTTTATGTGTGCCTATTATTCCTGCTTCTTTTAAATAATCATCATCTGGTCCTTTTTTACCAGGGATAACTTTTGTTTGTAATGGTCTGCCATACTGACGATAAAAATCTCGGTTAGCTGGCATGATCTTTTTTTTACTAGTGAAATATTCTCCTTTAGCTCTTTTTGCTCTTCTAGCATCTTCAACTGCAGTAAAACCTTTTATTGCTAAACTAAATGGTCCTATTGGAGGTAAACTAAAATTACTTTTTCCAGCGTTTCCAGTGCTTAAATTATTTTTGGGAACTTTAGTTTTTTTAATATTTGTAGTTTGGACTTTATTAGAGGTAGCAGTTCCTGTATTTAAGTTTTTCGAAGTGTTTGTTGCACCTTCATTACCTCTTGCTAATGGGCTTTTAGTAACACTTTTATTTGTTGATGGAGTTTTAAAATCAGGTTTTGAGGCATCCATGCCCCCGCCTCTTAATTTTCTAATTTTTCTTTTCATTATTTTTTCCTCTTTCTAGCAATTTCAAGCTTCTCTTCTGCAATTCTAATTCTTTCTGCTGCTTGATCTTCATTATTTTCTAATTTCATTTTCTCTAAATCAATTCTTTCATCCGTTTCATTTTCTCTTATCTCATTAGAGTTCATATCCTGCTCTGCTTTTCTTTGGAGATCCATTGCTTTTAAATCAAGTTCTCTTTCTTTCAATGCAACTAGTGGATCTTTCTGTTGACCCATAGCTTCACTCTGTGCTAACTCTAATGTTAGTTCTGAAACTCTTCTTGCAACCATAGATGCAATTTTTATTTGTGCACCTTGAGGATCATTTTGAAATTGTGCTTGCATCATAGGATCTTCAGCAATCATTGCCCCTACCTCTCCTTGAGCTTTCATTGAAACGTGTTCAGATATATGTGCTTGTAAAGCTGAGTACACTTGAGGATTAATTTGAACCATTCTTGTAGACATAAATGCTCTGTGAGTATTGATATGTGCATCATGATCTTGGTCTGGAAATGCTTTAAGTGGTTTTTGCTGCAGTACTTCCATATTTTCCGTAGCAGGATCTTTAGGAGTAGGCTGTTGTTGTGGAATAAGTAGTTGATCTATATCTTGAGTCCCTAATGCTTCATATACTCTACGATATGCCTCTCTCAAATTATGCATCATAGGATTTGACATAGCAATCTTTAAATTTTCGTTAGCAAGCGTTACTCTTTGTGCCATACTCATGATATTAGGGTCGGCAACCGGTATAACGTCTACTCTATCATCGAAATCAGTTCGTTTTACTGCTTGATCCGCACCATATACTGAATATGGGTAGACTGGTGGTAGATATGTACCAAATACTTTTGATAATAGTCTAAATTCTCTACGCATTGAGTAGTAACATCGCTTGTGTATTGCGCTCATGACTCTCGAACCACGCTCTAATAGCGAAACAGTTGTACCAACAGCTCTATTTTGCATATCATTACCTGTATCCATGTTAGTTATCGCTGCAAACTTTTGTCCTGCTTGAACAACAAAGCCCATAAGTTGGTATAATGTAGCCGATGGTTCCTTAAATGGTAAAATTTGAAACTGATCTTTGATATTACCCCCAGGTGCATCAACATCTCTAAATTCTCCTGGCTGAAATGGTTGATCATCATCTCTAATTCTTATGCCTCTAGACTTAAATCCTGCAGGTAAGTTAGATAATGTACCTGCATCTAGTAATTGTCTTAAAGATTGTGTAGCAGTTCTAGATAATCCACCTATCATGTGGGTTAACCCAAAACCATAAAAACCTAATCCTGGTAAAAATTTGAAATGTACAAAATATTCTTCTCTTTTTTTAGTCTCATCATCTGGTTTATAGTTTCTATAGATAGATAATACTTCTCCTGAACCTTCATCAATTGTTATAATGTAAGGAACCTTAACTTCTTTTTCTGAATTATTGTTTTCAAATTCTTCTAGATTACAATCAACATGCATCTCAAGAACTGAGTATGAATATTGTCTATCCGTTGAAGGTGTTACCCCTTCTAATTCTTGATATTTTTTTTCAATTTCTGTAGGGCCTGCTGAAGTTGGTTTAAGGTCTACGTCTCTATAAAAACCTGATGCTTGTTTTTTAAGAATCTCGTTTTCTCCCATTTTAATAACGTGAGTAATTCTTTCACATTCCATTAAATCGGTTGCGTAGTATGGAACCACTAAATCTTCTGCAGGAATAAATTTAGATACAGCTCTTTGCATTACTTCATCATAGTAAACTTTTTTAAATGCAGATCCTGCTAGTGCTAAATAAAATAATAACTGATCAAACTCTGGAGTATATTCTTCCATCTCCTCTGTGATCATATAATTCATAAAATCTTGCACCCTTTGTGCTTGATTCATTTTTTCAGGATCTTCCACCCCAAGGACTCTAGTTTTCACTGGTCCTGAAGATGGAAGTAATTCTTTATATGCTTGTGCCTGAAATGATGTAACCGCTTCTGATAATAGAGGGTGAGTCACGGATGCCGAACCTTTAAACGGTCTAGTCATCTCTATGTGTTTAATACCAAGTAAATCTAAATTACTAGTATAAGAAGTTTCCCAATCTTTTCTTGAGATTCTATCTTTTTTATAATCATCTAATAGCTGATTAGACATTCTTTGAAGAACATCATCATCCATGTCTTCTGCAATATTTTTAAAAAACTCTTCCGCTGCATTTGCTTGTTCTTTAATTGTTGGTTCTTCACCTTCAATTTCAATGTCAACTTCTTCTGAATCAGGAGTTATTATTTCCTCTTCAATTGCTTTGTCAATTTCAGCCATGTTAAAAATTAATAAAGTTTAGTTGGTTTCATTCTCGCCATTCCACCACCACGAGCTTTAACCATGCTTCCTTTGTTAAGTAAAGGTTTATCAAATGTAAATCCGAACAAACCTGGATTTTTCTTAGTACTTTTTTTAGATACTGTATTTCTTTTTAACGCTCTTTTACTTTTCATTGCAGATGCATATTCTTTTTTATTAGCATAAGTTTTTCCACCTGATGAAATTTTACCATCTGATAAAACATTAATCGCTTTTGGATTTAACTCACTAACTTTTTTTCCACCTTGATAAATTCCTACTTTTTTACCAGAGGATACATCTGTATTTACAAATTTAGTTTTAGTATTTCCGACTCCAGTGTTAACACCATCTTTAATAACATCTCCTGTGCTAGTAACTTTTAGTCTTGGAAAAGTTTTTTTAGTAGTTAATTTTTTTGTTGGACCAACAGCTTTTTTAAATTTATTTGGGCTATATGCTTTATCTGAAGTAAATAAACTTTTTGATGAACCACTTGCACCTGTCGGGATACCTTTGCCTCCTAGCATTCCTAACTTAGATGCACCAAATAATGCAGCACCCGCTAGAAGCATCTTATTTCGTCTTCTTGATTTTTTTGACATGTCTTTTCTCCTAATTAATAATATACGTATTTACGTTCTTTATAACTTTCGACCTCATCCTCGTCAGAATAAGTAGTTACGAAAGAACCTTGTCGATATCTTAACATAGCTTGGGTAGTGCTGTCCACATAATCGTCATGTTCTCCGTGAGGAAACGCAGCACACTCTTCAATCACTTCTTGAGCCCAATGTTCGTCCCTTGGATAATATACTTGTTTAGATTCAAATATAGGAGAACAGGCGTTGACCCGTGAGTGTTTGTCCTGGCCTCTTCCTGGAGTGTAATCCATAACAGGGATACCCATTCGTCTTAATTCTTGTAATAAACTTTGTCCACTTGCTTTAGCTTCAATTACAATTGTCTCTGGCTGCCAATATTTGTATTGGTCTAAGGCTACCATTTTTAATTCTGGAAAATCCCATTTACCTTTTACGGCATCAATTAACATAATAGCATCAGGCATGGATTCGTGAGGCGTGAATACTCCCCATGTAGTAATGGCTGAGTAATCGGCAGTTTCTTTTTTACTGAATGCAGTGTCATAAGATTGAATAACATGTTTTAACGTAGGAAGATCCTCGGTCCACGGCTGCCACCATTCTCTTTTAAGAATTGCTCCTTCCTCTGAAGTTGGATTTTGCATGTACTGTGCAGACCAATTTCTAATTGATATGGACGCTTTAACTTT